CAGCAGCATAGAGCAATTGCAATACTACCTGTGTTCCTGTGCCAAGTTGCTTTCGGTACCTCATCGAGCGGTCTTGTGTAGATGATTTCACCGTCTCCGTCAACATTAAAATGATAGTCGTTAAACGTTGTAAAATGCCTCCCGGCGGTCCAGTGTCCGTAAGTAGTTGCGGGCCATGGGAATTGATAAAAATAATCTCTTTTATCGATGAGTTCTTGTTTAAATTCGGCTATTGTCATCTCTACGCACTTCCTTTCTTGTTTCTTTTTTTATTTCTTTTTCTGCGGCGTCCGGTCTTCCGTCATGATTCTTGTCTACACAAAAGATGCTTACAAAAGTAAAAGCACCGACTACCGCCGGTGCTGTAAATTCTTTGAAGAAGTTAATAAGTAGTGTCGTATTTGCTACTCCCGTTCGATAAAAATCGTGTATCCATGCCGCAATTACCATCAGAAACAGAATGATAAGCCCGGCGCCGTATACGTAGACGATCTGCATCGAGGTTCGTACTCGACCTTTTATCTTTGGCGCGTACTGTATTGCTGCGTTCCATATTTTTTTAAACATATCACAGCACCTTCCCGATTAATGCGATGACAACAGATACGATGGTCGATATAAGCCCCGCCACCTTGTATATATTGTCTATTCGATGATGCGCGGATTTAGCGCTCTGCGCTGCTCTTTCGTGCGCTAACTGCAATTCTTGCATCTTCGGAATCATTTCGACAAGCATATCCAGCTTTGTTTCAATTCTGACGATTCGTTCCAGCGCTTCCGGGCTCATATCCCCCATACTCATTATTTCATATACCTCTTAATAAAATTAATACCGCAGGAGCCTGAACGGCTCCCACGGTAACGTAAATATTATTCGTATTTAATTGAGAAATTAAGCGGTTTCCCGATGTTCTCTTTTAACTTCACAAAATCCGCCTTCGTACTTCCGCCTGAAAGACTATTCGGACCTTCGCGTGTCATATCGAATAATACATCGCCGATTTTTACATTAATGATAGAATTTGTGTAAATTCCCGGCTTGCTATAAAATTTTTCGATTCCCGGTATATTGATTTCGACTATCAAGTAATCCTCAATACGCTGTGCGTAAACATTATTAACACGATATCCGGCACTTGTAGTATTGATTTTATCGCTTGTTGCGATCAATGTATCTTCGCCATTTTCAGTAAATATCAGCGTGCCGTGGATATCGAGCGTTGGTGCTTCACCTATTTTCGTAGCTGCCGTTGCGGTAATCTGTTCTCCCCCAGCGATTACGTAATTATTAACCTCTTTACTCATAACATTTCCGTTGACGACGATGTTCCCGGCTTCATAGCCTACTGCGGGTACCACTTTAATATCGATTGAAGATACGGAAGCTGAATATACCTTTTTATCACCGATTTCCGCCGGTGTTGTTAAAGCACTCGGCGTAATAACAATACTCTGATGTTCAAGCTTTTTCGCTACATAGATTTTCGGGATTTCTTCCCCTGTTCCACCTGTCGGAATAGACAGAATGGCAGGTGCCATTTCAGCAGGTTTATATGTTGCGGTTGTACCTAATTTTTCTCTAATTGCATTCGCAATAGCGGCTACACTTTCGACAGATATTCTCCCTTTTGTCATGATTAAAAACTCCTTTCGTCTAAATCTACATACTCTTCTTTCCCGATTTCGGCGCTCCCGTTGATGAGTGCGTCAATGATTTCTTGCCTTGTGATTGTCATACCTCTGCTCCTTTTTTAAAATGATGTATTATCTACATCTGTAATGGATTGTACGGCTTGCTTAATTGCCGTATATATAGCACCGGATGTAAGCATTTTCTCGCTATTTTCCGTTGGTGCGCTGTCAAAATCCAATTTATTCTGCTTGTCGTTTAGTTCTGATTTTTGTGCGTATCCTGTAAGTGTCTGATTAAAGTTATTCGTCACCGATGTTATTGCGTTCGTTAATGCGACAGTAGACACTTTATCATTTAGTGCAGCTTCATTTACTGGCGTATACCCTAAAGCTGTTTTTATTTTATCTGCCGTCAGAGAGTAATTCTCAAGACTCGCCAGTTTGGCTTTCTCTTCCGCCGTGTAGTCGTTTGTAGATAAGCCCTTTCCGTCTACAGACTGTACGTATTTCTGCTTATTGATGTACTCCTTGACGGTATTAAGAATGGAATTTACATCGACAATGCCAGATAAATTACCTTGCACTGCTTGATATAGCACCTCAAAGTTATTGATGATATAGTCTAAAATCCCGCGGTTGTCAGAAGAAGTAAATACGGTATGTTTTCCGTAAGTCCCTTCTTGAATGATTTTATCGTTCTCATCCCTGATTTCACCGTGTTGGAATATCGTTAGCTTCATTTGCCGTCTCCTCCATTTCCACAATTTTCCCGTTAATAAGCACAAGCAGGGAAATATCCGGGTATACTACATCGGACTTCACAACCGATATGCCCGGCTCCTGTTGTACTGCGCCGTCAGAAGAGAACAGGCAAGCACCTTCGCTATCAAATCCGTACCACAATTTATGCCTCCTTTATTTAATACCGATAACCATATAACCGCATAGTGGGTCGGGATGATCCCCTGATATTTCTTTGGCATGCACTTTTCTTCCGTTCATCGAAAAAGAATAGGTACTCCGCGCATTGCTCATTAGAAATGCCGTCCACACACAGTCCTTTTCTTCATATCCTTCCGGGAGAGGAATTGTAAAATCCCCTTTCCCGGTACCTTTTAGAATCGAAACTGCTCTAACGTTGTAACCGTTAATTCTTACAGAATTACCATCTATGGTACCCGCTTTAAGCGTTGCTCCGACTATGTTCCCATCTGGATCAACAGAAAAAGTATTCGACGCATTTCGTATTGTCGAGCCTATTAATGTAGTTCCGGATATAGTCCCGCCCTTAAGATTACCAACGTTAGCTGATACCGCCTCAAGACTATTAACACTAATCTTATTCGCCGTTACCGCGCCTGCTGCTATCTTGTCTGATGTTACGGCATTTGCGGCGAGCATACCGTTTACTATGACATTATTATCAATAGTCGTTTTACCGGTGATATGCAGATAGCCGCCATCAATCGTCGTTCCTTTCGGCGTTAAATTAATGCGATTAATGATCTCGTTATCTTTTACCCGAAGTTCGATAGCGTTGTTCAGCTGTGTTAAGGCGCTATACGTCTTGTAGCCGTCTTCTTTGTTCAAATTGGACACTATCTGATTGACAGATTCATGACTAACCTTCCCCGCTTCCAGTGCTTTTTTGATTGATTCGTCAACTTTTTTAAGGCTAATTGCTCCATCTTTCAGCATTGATTCGTCAATAACAAGTTTCACTGTGACCGTGTTCGATGGTGACCTTGCCCCCTCGCCGAACATGTCATAATAAGCGACAGATACTTCATAAATATTTTCGGGGCAAGAGTAAGAGTAGACACTATTCGTTGTTGTTACCCTCGTGATGTTCTTACCAGCGGGGTCTATGTATACCGCCATCCCTGCACAGTCGGCAGGGATAGGATTAGCGACAACGGAAAATCCGCCGATTGCCGATATTAAATCGGGCTTAGGTGGAGCTAACGGTGCGGGCTTGTTATACGATATTGTTGCGGGTGCAGAATATTTCCCTTCCGTATTGCAGGCGAACAGATATAATGTTCCGTTGCGTTTTGTCAGTGTAACATCAAAAGATAGCCCATCTGTTCTTGCAAGCAAAGCGTCTGAATCCCCGCCCGCGTTACTGTTTGTCCTAAGCTCGTAAAACTGTACGTCGGCGTTGGTCACGGGATTCCACGATAAATGCGCTACACTTCCAATAACCATTTTGAAGTTGTCGGGGGTGTTTGGAATTGTGGATTTCAGTGCAACCAATTTGTCGATTTTCGGTGCAGTATCAGGAAGATTAAACACGCCCCGTCCGTCAGCAGTCGTGACAGCTATTCTGTAAGTGTCACCTGGTAGCGCTTGCGGAATAATCAGCTGTCCTTTCCCCTGCCCTGCGTATACCCACGCTCCAGCAAAGCCGAGTTCATCGGCACTTAGCCCGTCTTCTATGACGATTGCCTCGCCTTGTACGTGGTTTGTTTTATACCAGACACGCCCGATTAAATCTTTAGATTCCCACGACACAAGAATATCGTATCTATGAGACCCGTTTGGTAATGTGCGGTACCGTGTATATGCTTTGATGTTTTTTGGCGTTTCCGCGGGATGCAGCCACGCAGATAAATCAACTCTTGCCGTAGAATAGCTGGATCGCTTGCCGAGTTCGTTTTCCGAATACACCCGGACAGTGTATTTCTTGGTTCCGTCCGCTTCAAAAGTATAAGAATTTTCGCTGTTTTCAAACCTTCCGCGGTGTACCCAAACATTAGCCCCGTCCTCTCTTGTCTCAAGATATACAGTATTGGCCGTTTTAGGATTAATCCAAGCGCAATGCACGGAGCAGTCTGTGCCGGCTCCGTAACCCGTTTTAACGGTACAAGTAATGGTAAGGTCTGTCGGGCCGTTAACGATATTATCGTATTGAGCAATTTCGGGTACTTTACTCGTATCCGGGCTGTACAATTCCGGATAATATTCGATCCCGGTAATAGTCCGAGTAGCGTCGTCCATCCCTTTTTCAATAGCTAAAACCTTGAACATCTTAGCTATTTTTCCCGTTTTACCTGCAGCATAAACCGCATCTGCAGAAAAACCAGTAGCGTCTGAAACTGTTACTTTGCTTCCGTTTATCGACGTGATTGCAGTTTCATAGATTTTATCGGTATCTTGATCACGAACAAAAATTGAACTGTAATCAACGTCGATAGGTTGATCCAGCGTTAATTCTTTTCCGTTGACACTTAAGATTCTGCCACCTGCGCCCCACGTCGTATTATCTGTTTGCACAAGAATGACATCACCAATTGTACAGGCGATAGCATCAACAAACGCGTCAAACGAAACTGTACGAATTTCATACTTATTCGACCGAAGTTTATACCGTCCGAACGCATAGGCTTGTTTCAATGAGGTACACCCCATCAGCTCAATCTGCACAGGCTGTACATTTCTTTCCGCAGTATCGTAATCATCACCGTAGACGGTCAGCACGTCTCGTTCGTAATTTTTGTCTTTATTCAAGAATGATATTTCAACTGCATTTGCCCGCTGATCTCGAGACTGGAACTCTTCTTTAAAAGAGTCCTTTTTCATGTTGGCGACAGTAAACAGCTGTACAGGTGTTCCTGCGTAGTCATAGACGCAAGAGAACTTAGTGCCCATCAGCAGAATCGCTCCGCGGCCAACACGGCACGGGTAGTCTTTTGCGTCCCACACAGACATAGCGCTGTCGTATAAATAATTAAACGCCATTCCAGCATTAGCGCATGCTGCCGCCCACGCTTTGAAAGCGTAATAATCCAAATTTTCTTTCCGGACGCCGTCGGCTTCATACTCAAACCCACCTTCTGCATCGTCAATTTTTAAACAATGATGCAGGATGTCATAAGTAGCCCATGCCGGATTGTCTGCCGGCCGTTCTTCATAATGCTTTGTTGCCGGATTCCAGACGTTGACGTTCTTACGCGTAACGAGGCATGTCATAGATGGGTCGTTCCCAGACAACTGGTCGGTAGCCAACGCTTTAATTCCGACAAGTGCTTTGCCCGGATATTCGAAGTCATCATAAATAACTTGAGTAACGCCTTGCCACTGTACTTTATTCGCGTACCGAATAGATGTGCCTGCTTTTTTTGTACATCTTGCGCGTACTTCATATCGCGCAGGTTCCAGATCGTGTACTGCATAAACAAGATAAAAAGCTTTATTAGTATTCTTCTTAATACGGTCAATGTCTATATTCTTCCAATCGGTATCTCCTACTTTTCGATACTGCGCTTCCAATTCGACCCAAGTTTCAGAAGTACCGCCGCTATCGTTCGAATAATACAACCCTGCGGGGAATGAAAATGTTAATTCGAGTCCCTGTGCTGTATTTCCGTCTAGCTTATGCGTATGCCAATTGTTGTCATCGTTGAGCTCGTACGCAAGCCCGGTATCCGCGTAAGAGTCATTGAAATTCGGAATAATCTTTTGTGTATTTGTGCCTAAGCGAATATCTACCTGTACATCGGTATAATTGCTTATCGGGTTTCCGTTGAGTTCGATGTTAGATATTTCATCAATCGGCCCTTCGGCTACACAATAGAGTATATTCAGATACTGCTTTTCTCCTTCGGACACTACGTGTCGGGCAAGCATAATCCCCGCGGTTTTAACAGTGCCGTAAACAATAGGCAAAGGATACCCTTGTCCTGTTAATGTCGTCGGAGCGCCCCATCCGTAAGTATTTGACTGTTCGGTATTACTCAAATCCGCTTTCGGGGTCGGCGTCAGCTTATTAACCAGTGCATTCCCCACCATACCGATTGCAAGAGACAAGCCCATGCGCGCCCACATGCTCATCATGCTGCTGCCGATAAGACCCGCCCCGACGCCTGCGGACAAAACAGTAATTCCGATGGATAAAATCCATCCTAAAGCTTTGCCTTCAATTTTTGGCATGACAACGAGCTCTTCCCCGTCCGCGGGAATATACTCCGCATCGCAAGGGGTACCGTTAATTGCGTATACTTTCTCTCCCTCTTCGGAATGGTATTCTTTAACTGTTTTCCCACTGTACGACTCGTAATAATCTTTTCTTTGCCGCTTGTCAAACGGATTATTAACGATAATTACATGAATCATTTATACATTCCTTTCAGCCGCGGTAAAAATTTAGAAAAGCGTTCAATACACACCCCGCCTTCCGTGGCGTGCAGAAGTTGATTGCCACCGAGATAGACTCCTGCGTGATCAATACCGTGACCCTTAACTGAATATATACAGATACAGCCGATTTCAGGCTCTTCGAGTTCTTGATATTGATCGTGCCCGTCAGGAACCCCGTCAGCAGTAAGTAGCTCGCGATAATCCGGTAAACGTTTACCGTTCCGACGGTAGTATTCTTGCACTAAATCCCAACATTTCATTTCTGAAAATGGTTTTCCGATTAGATCAGATATCTCTAACATAGAGGCCTCCCTGCGGTACCGTCGGACATCCTCCAAAACGTTTGTTATTCCCACATTTGCGACAGTCTGAAAGTGTTTTATTGCAGGTTGTCACGATCCCCTTATATCCACAGCGGAGACCTTTGAATTTAAAAGGACAAAAATCTTTCAATACGCGAGTTGCGGGGAAGCGTTTCTGCAACGAAAAACTGGTGCCAATATTCAGCGTTGCTGTCTTTTTATCTGCAGATGAGCCGATAACGTCGAATACTTCTTCATCTAAAATCTCATCTGGGACATTTGTATTAATAGCTTTAAGAGACACGGTAACGCCGTCCGCGCCATCATATTTTTCAAGCAAAGCCTGCATAGATCCGGTGATGTTGCTGATATTCAATCTTGCCGACGGCATCTCCGTACTACTTACTTTGATTTTATCGACGCTGAATGCGTAAGCGTAGTAAGTGACGCCTTGAAATACAATATCTTCGTTGTTAGCTACTAAGTGCAGACTTTCATCTCTGCACGTAATATCACACAGAAGAAGATCAGCACCGTTAGAAGCCGTTTTATTCTTTTCAACGATTGCGGCTGTAGATAATTCCATTTATGCCTCCTCCAGTGTTATCTGCCCTGAAAACAGCCCCGGATTAACAAGGTCAAATTCAAGATCTCCGGAAAATCGAACGGTAAACGTCTGCCCTGCAAATTTACATCCCGGCTCCGGTGGATATGTCCACTGAAATTTTAAGGCGTTGCCGTATGTCTGGTCGTTAAAAAATGTGTCAAGCAGGGAATAATCGGCCGCAGGCAAAGCTGACCACTGCAAAGTAAAATGCAGCGGCTTTTTTGTAAACCTCGGCCGCGTGTTGATAGTTTCATTGTCCTGTTCCATTTTGTATGTGTGGTCTACCCGCTTATGCTTTAGCGGATAGATAGGATTTTTGATGTTCGGAAAATTCAGCATATTAACCTCCGCGAACGCCTGCTATGACATCTCGCATGTGATCTTCATTTGTGTAAACAGCATTTGCTACGGTCTGCAGAATAATCGTTTTCAGAATCCGACCATCCGATTGCTGCATTGTTTGCGTTTTAGCCTGCATTGGCGTACCAGTATTATTCTGAACAACCACCTGCACTTCCGGCGCCTGTCGACCTACATTGACACTCGGGATAATCGTGCCGGATGTGCGGGGGACGAACAGCTCCGGTCTGCGTTCTCCGACGATGTATGCCCGCCCGGCGGATACCGGGCCGCCGTTAGCGCGAAAACTAAGTTTAGGCGCTACGGACGCAATCATCCGGTCACCCCAGCTCTGGCTAAAGTTGCCGCCGAGAGAAATCCCAGTTCCGAGGCCTCCCCCGCCACCGCCTAAAAACCGGCTTAAAAAACTCGTCACGACCTGTTTTGCCATAAAACTTGCAATTGCTTTTAGCATGCTTTTAAGCATGTTACTAAAAGAACTTCCAATATTTTTAAAATCGAGAGTCAATACATCAGTAAACATGTCTGTAAAACCGTCAGCCATTGATGACGCGACACTGTTCATAGCGTCCTGCATCTGCTTACCTTTGGATCCGAAATTCTCGACCATCTGCTGAAGCGCCGTATTCCAAGCTTCACTCCAAGTTTTTGGTTCTTTAGCCAGCTCGTCGTCCCGCTGCTTTGTGATAAGCGCAAGCTGCGCATTATACCAGCGCTCTACCGCAAGTTTAGCTTCAACACTATCTTGAGTCAGTGCAACTTCTTTTAGCTTGTTCTCTTTTTCGCGTTTTAGCTTTTCCAGATCAATTTGATACTGTGCTTCCGCCTGCGCCGAAATGCTTTTAGTCATTTTAGCTAGTGCAAGGTTCGTATCATTAACAAGATCTGTATTAGCTTCTTTCCACTTTTTGACAAGTTTATCTTTTATAACACGTCCGTATTCTTCGAGTTTTGCCTGCAGAGCGTCCGTATTAACTCCTGCGGCCGTGGCTTCTTCGATTTCTTTTTTTACTTTGGCTATTTCACTATTCAGTTTGCCGATTCCTTTTTCATAGGCTGTTCCTGTTTCGTCAAGGATTTTATCGGATAAATCCGAAATGGCATCGGCGACCTTTTTTGTCAGCTCTTCAATTTTCTTTTGCGCTTTGTCTACAGCACCAGCGCCACCGCCTCCTGAACCCCCGACGCTTCCGCCACCACTCACAGAGCCACCACCTTGATTAACAAAATCAGTAGGCCCCGTCTCCACTTTTGAGGTAATATTTCCGTCAATCGTCACGAGATTGGTCAGTGCTTGAAACGTTTTAGAGTTTGTAACTGCGTCTTTTGCGGATTCAATTTCTGCGCCGACCATACTTGCGATTTTTCGGATGGCCGTACCGACGACCCCGAGTTTGTCCAAGCAGGCATTCACGAAATCGACAATAGCGTTATATGCTTGCGACAGCCAGTCACCTACAGTTGCCAAAAATTGATTGGCCAGCTGCACAATTCCGCTAAGCAGTCCGTTATACAGTGTGTCAAATGCACCACTTATACTGTTCAACACACTTACGATATAATATTCCACCGAACCAATAACAGCTGCAATGTCCGCGATAACGCCGCTTACCACGCGCCACACATTAACCGTCACCGTTGCGACAGTGTCTAGCATATCCAAAAATAGTTTGCCATCGCCTTCTAAAAGGGGCTTGAACAGATCGCCAAGAGCGGATGACAAATTGTCAATAACAGGCATGATCGCAGAAATCCATTGCCCGATTGAGTTGAAAAGGTGGCTAATATGATTCGCAAGCCCTTTGGGAACCAAGTCATCAAAAATATGCGACAATCCTTTAGTATTTACATTTTTAAGAGCCTTATCAAACATGTCACGAACTTTGCCGATTGCATTTTTCATGCTGTTAAAAAGAGGCTCTCCTATTTTACCGAGTATCTGGCTGGCGTTATCGTTAATAGTGCTCAACATACCAGAAAAAGAATTGGACATCTTGTCCATCATGTTCGGGAACCGTTCGTTCATGCCTTCCGTGAGCGCTTTTATAGCCGCGTCGGCACTTATACCTTGATTTCCGATGTCGGACAATTGATCTGCAGCGAGACCTAAATTTTTAGCTAAAATATCTTTGACAGGAATCCCCAGCTGGGACAACTGCATGACATCCTGCCCCATCAGTTTTCCGGTTGTTTTAATCTGCCCCATCACGAAGGCAATCTGCTTCAACCCCTCGGTACCCCTACCGAGACCTGCAGATGCATTTCCCACCGCGGTTAAAGTAGGAATAATGTCCCGAGCTTCAAAACCAAACGCTTTTAACTGCTGCGCTGCTGGAGCGATATCCTCAAATTCAAAGGGCGTATCCGCCGCGAACTTACGCAGCTGGTCCATCATAATTTTTGCGTCCTGCGCAGAACCAAGCATAGATGTAAATGCGATGCTCGTCTGCTCCATTTTAGCGTTGTAACCTATAAATTTATCACCCGCAGCACCGAGAGCTGCGCCTAACCCTGCAACTGCCGCAGTTACTCCCGCAATCGCCAATCCTGCGGGACCCGCTTTTGATAGAATCCCGGTAAGCCCCCCGGACGTTCCTTTTCCTATAGAATTGATTTTTTGCGCTATGCTCGAGATCTTAGATTCCGCGCCCGATGTATCCACATTTACATTGATATTTTTGTCCCTGAGCTTATTCAGTTCCGCTTTAACTTTGCTGATAGACCCCGAAGCATTATCCTTTGCTTCAATTCGCGCTTCAATCGTTTTAGTGCTGCTTGCCAATTTTCCTCACCTCTTCCCGCATGATCATTTCCATCGCATTTATCTTTTTCAAAATCCCCGGAGTTACTTCAATCCCAAGTACAATTGCAACCTGAAATAATGCGTTATAATCAATTCCGATAATGTCGCCTAATCCGCTGGTACGAACTTGCCCCGCACAGTAGCTCCAAAGCTCCCACGTTTCAGTGTTTTCTTCTGACAAAAAAGGCCTCCTATGCTCGCAATCGGCACAAGGAGGCTTCTTATTCAGTTTTCTGTGCAGCTTTTGACAATTTTCGCAGTATTCCCGATGCGGTGACCATTCCCAGCGGTAGGCATCTGTTAGTTTTTTACTTCTGCATCCGTTCCGTATGTTTTTTCAAAAGTTTTTGTAGCGATCCGGATCATTTCCCGGTAAGAAAGTTCATCATCATCGGCCAGTTCCGGATAGACGTGATCAAAAACCCATTCAAGAGCTTCAATTGTCTTTGTTTTATCCGCCTCGCCAAGCAAAACTAAATCAAGACCCGCTTTACGCAGGTCTTTGACTTGCTTTCTCGTCATTGTCTTTATTTCGACCATCAGTAAGACTCCTTATCATTCTTCAACACAACCTGCACAGTGCTTTTCTGCGCATTGCTTTCGTAAAATGCATTCCACGCAAATTTCACCGAAACACCCGCAGGACCATCGATTGGCGCATCGTGTGGTTCGATCTGCACTTCCGGGAAAATAAATGCCAAGCTGCAGTTTTCCGACATTTTAAAACCGATTTCAAGTGATGTTTTCGCGCCGGTGTCTGCAAGCGACATCATAGAAGTATCCATAAACAATGCTTCAATGTTCCCGCTTGCTTTAAACAGCCCCTCCGGAATATCTCCGCGAATGCCACCCTTGCCGACAACATACTGATCACCATCAAGCCCTGCGTCCAAAGTAAAATCGCCCGTTTTAACGATTTCGCTTTCTGTGCCGCCAATCTTGACATACGTGTGATTCTGCGAAATGGGGAGCTTCGCTACTGATGTAGCCGACGCGTCATATGTAGCGGACGCAATTTCACGCAGAGCGCCCATGATAGCCAGTTCAACGGTCATTTCGCTATCTTCACCGAAGCCCCATTTCAGCGTGTTTACTTTGCAACCGCGATACAGAAAATACTTACCTGAATCGGGAAATGCTTTCTCTAGAACGAAAGATGGCTGCGTATCGCCAACTTTATACGTGTGTGTATTAACGCCCGTGCCTTTTACACTCGTAGGCGCACCAAGTAACGCTTTCAGCCAATAGCCGATAGCACGGAAATCTGCCGGAATGGTCACATTTCCGTCAACGCTTACGCGTCCCAGGCTGGAAATCGTGTTATTACGGCTCCCGGTAATCGTATCGGAAGAGATAAGCGTCTGCTTTTTCTCCATTTCATTCTTGTTAATTGGCAGCAGTATTCCTTTTTTCGTTACTGGTGCCTTGTTATAAGCGCTTTCAAAATCTATCGTAGTAGAGGCTTTATAACCTCTCGCTTGTACTGCCATATTCAATCCTCGCTTTCGTAAACAGTAACTGTTATTTCATATTGCACGCCGTACAGCGGCCGCAAACCACCGGGATCTCCTGTCTTCCGGCTAACTCGAATATCCATGAGTTGAATAGCATTCGTTACTTTGCCCGACACGGTGCGGATTTTCTGCAGAACGGCATCCACTTTGCTTTCCAGCGCGGCCAGTTTTTCATAACCGACATATAGTTCCGTGCCGTCATAACGAATCCAGCATTCAAGATACAGTGTTATAGTTTCATAATCGACCATATCTGAATCATTATCCGGCTGTTCATTTCCGCGCATAAGCAAGATAATTCCATCAGTATTTTTAATCGCCCGCGGATCGTATGCACCCAGTTTTATTTCCTGTGCCGCTTTCTGTTTTTTCAGTTCAGCCTGCAGGTATTTCAAAATCTCAAGCCAAGCCATACTTACCCCCGGAAGATTTTAACCGCCCGGAAACCGGAAGACTGTGAAGTGCCGGTAAAGGCCTCCGCAGTCTGCAGCCGGTTCTCCAGCATTTTTACTTCATCTGAATATATCTGCACCTTTTTAGCGTAAGCATCGATGTCCTTGCCATCGCTATACATGCTGCCTGGTAAGCCGAACGATTTATTAACCGCCGTCGCGTGGAAAGCATAAGCGGTAATAAACCGTTTAACTAATACCGTAGCCTGCACTTTTGATTTCTCAACGCCTACCTGCGACGCCAAATAATATAAATAATCATGCGCGTCAGCCAAGGTTTCTTCGGTCAGAACCGGCCCCAGCAGTTCGTCTTTTGTTATTAAATCATCAACTGTTAAGAGCATTTTCCACCTCCGATTTAGCTAATTCCGCATACCGGTCAAATATGGAGTCAATCTCACTATCGCACGCATCTAAAGCGTTAAAAACAAAAGGATCTCCGACGAATCCCGGGTGGCGGACGCTTTTAGCGAAAGCAAATCTGCCACCCGATGGCCACCGAAGAGCCTTTTTATTTTTAGGGCGAATATTATGCGCAGGAAATCCGTGATGTACAAAATACCCATAATTTGCACGATTTAAATCCAGCGTGATAACACCAGTCAATCCGCCGGCCCTATAATCCGTCATTACAGACTGCTCCAAAGCGCCAGTTCTTGATTTAAACCTGTGATTATCCTGCGCGTACTCCGCCACAGTCAAAGTGCTCTCTTTAACCGCCTGCCTTAGCCGCCTCTTGAAGATATCCGCGGTACTCATTCTGCATCAGCTGCTTTTGCTCTTGAAGAACGTGTCCTTTTCGGCTTCTCCTGTGTTTCTTCGGACTGTTCCTCGGCTTCAACGTCGGTTGCATGATCCTCTTCAGAAGCTTCCGGAGCTTCCGGCGGTACTTCTGCAGCTTCATCTTCAATCACGGTATATCCATGCTCCTTGAACCATTCGATTAAATAGGCGTCAGAAGTTTCTCCGACGCCCTTAACGAATGTCACAGAAGCACTTTCACCGTTATAATCCTTATTCGGTGCTATAATCTGTGCCATTTTGTACCTCCTTATTTAATCTTGATATTTCTAAGAACCGCTGCCGCTTTCGTTGCTTTCAGTGCGACTGCGGCCACCATTTCTACCTCGCCCGACTTTACGGCTCCAGATGTCTTGAAATCAGGCAGCCATGTCTGAACGGGTGCTACACCCGCCATGGAAACAGCATGGAAACCGTCAATGCCAAAGCGTACTGCGTAGAGAGACGTTGTACTCTTAGCCGTGTCAATCGGCACAACAGGATCATTAGACCCGGATTTTGCGCCAAGATTGACAATCGGAATGCCGTTATAAGTAAGAACAGGACGCCCGAAATCGTCCTTAGTTTCAGTGTAAGCTACCGCGCGGCGGACAACAGCCTTGAATTTTGTGAAGAGCGCCGCATTCATGAGAAGCGCGGACGGCTCACCGTCCATTAATCCCAGGCACTCATCAAGCGCGTCAAGGAATGTTTTGTAATTGCTGTCGATAGCGGATCCGGAAGACAAGTCAATGGCCGCTGCGGGTTTGTATTCTGTAGAAGACCCGGTCAGCGCTTTTTCAAGCCCGTCAAACGCTTTATTATTTGTCCCCGTGTCGCCATTAATCACGGTATCATTCCAAAGCGCAGATGCCGCTTTGATTTTCTGCTGCATCTGGAAAGTTACCTCATTCTCGACACCGCCCATCTTCGCAATGACGCGGTCTACTTTGTATGAGCCGCCGAAAATCGCCAGATTGACGGATTTCTGTTCTTTTTCGGCTTCCTGTGCAGTGTACTCTTCGTTAACGGCTCGGAAGTCAGCTTTCGGCTGTGTTTTCACGCGGTTATATGAATAAGTCAGCGTAGCTCCGCCGCCTACGGGAGATACTACGTCATCAAAAATAATATGATTCCAAATAAAATTGGATTTTGCGTACTCATCAATGGTCATTTCTTGAAGATCATCCAGTACGTTGAGTTTTGCCTGTGCTAAAGTTACCGGCATGTGTTTTTACCTCTCTTTTCTTTAAAAAATTACTTGTTTAATGCTGCCGCAACTGCTGCATGCAGTCCCTGCGGCTGTGATTGTCTCCCGCTTCCGCCGTTGCCTCCGCCGCTTCCGGGATTCTGCGTGTCTTTTACCGCCCACGCATTATCTTTCAGCCAGCCTGCGGCACCGTCTTCGATAGAGACTGATTCATTTTTGGCATTTGTGAATTTGTAAGTACCGTCATCATCCGTTTTGATAGAACCGACCAAGATTTTTGCAATTTCAGACGGGTTAGCTGCGTTGCCTTTCGTCAAAGCCGCTACGGTCTGCTGCATAATGTCAGCCTGCACTCGCTTAGCCTGTTCTTCTTTCCGGGCATTTTCAGCCGCTTCGTACTTTTTGTTCAGCTCATCCAGCTGTTTCTGCATTTTCTCGGCGGCGGTTTGGTCTCCTGTACCTTTCGCCTCAAGTTCTTCCACCTTTGCTGTGAGTTCGGTAATTTTCGCGTCAGCTTCATTTTTAGATGTGCGGAACTTTGCAGATTCACCGTTTAATCGGGAAATCTCTGCTTTGATGGTAGATACCATTTCCGACCCGTTTTCTAACTTACCTAACGCTTCATACAATTCTGCCAATGTCATAATAAGTACCTCCTGTGTACTGTAATAATGGGCTCCCGTCCCAACAAAAAAGACCGTTCTTTAACGCCTGCGGACGGGTTCCTGCCCCGCGAAAAGGCAATATAAAAGCACTCGTTATGAGTGCTTATTATTTATTTTGATTCCTTGTTTTTTCTGCGTTTCTTTGTTTAAGAAAACTCTGTGCGGCCAATCCTATAAAAGCAAACCCAGCAATTCCGGCAAAAGTAATGTTGCCCAAGCGCAAACTATATATTACTACCACAAGGATAAACATCAGGATTACAAAGGCCATCCACTGCCCTCTTTTGTCCCGTTGTATCTCGGCAGCCAGTGATTTTTCCTGCATTGTTCTCACATGCTTGGAATTCTCTTGAAAATCGTTAATAATAATTTGTGCCGCTCCCGGATAGACATCATCATAGCCACGCAATATTTCCGGAGCCGGTATAGGCCCTGAAGTAATTTGAGTTACCTCTAAGTGCGCTGGAATCGCTTCTCTATTCGCACTAATTGCGTTTTGCTCTGACGTAGAAAGCACCTCTGGACTGCTAATAATATCAGAGTGCTTTTCGTTATTGCTTTTCTCCAACAAATACCCCCATCCGATCCATCGCACGCTTTAAAGCGACTCCTGTAAGTTTCCAACTTTCTCTTGTAATACACACCGCGTTTGGCGGGACGTTTTTCGCATAGTTCGACGTGGGGAATAAATTCATTGCAGAAATACCACAAAAAAACATGGTAAAAAAGCTTTTAACAGCATTCCTTGTTTCAATCATTCTCCACACCTCCTTTGTGTATTACTATTTTACTTAAATAGTCCTTTTTCGTCAAATTTAATTTTCCAGTTAAGCTACATACGTGATTCTTTCTATCTCATCATCTGTTACTGTAAATGGCGGTTCTTCCGTCTCTTCCGCATTTCCTGCTTCCACAAGATAATGCCCCGTGATTGAATCATCCAGTATAACCACTTCGCGCCCATCTTTTAGCAAAACACAATCAAGCTCTTTTGGCATCATCTTTCTACATCTCCTTTCTTTTCAGGTTTCAAGTATGCTGAGGTTAGTCGCGGATATTCATCACGTACACCTTGCTTCCAGCCTGTCACCATCAATATCTTCTTACCTTGAAGATCTACTACAAAAAATCTTGCCTGGAATGTCCGACCATATTCATCGGCTTTTCTTTCCATGATTTCGGCGGTAGTAATATTTTTTCGAATTAGCTCATCGAGTTTTTTACTATTTTCTTGAGTATACCCCAAATATTTTTCAAAGGCAACCGCTTTCGGCCCGCCCGTCTTATGCGCTTTATTGAGACAGTAATTTACCAACTTGTTTTCAGGGATAACCAATTTGTCGGGATTCTTGAATTCATTAGGAACCGCAAGCATAATTCTACTTTTCATCTTTTCGCCGCCGTATCCGCGTGCTTTTTCTGTCCAGCTCAGCCCGGCTTTGACATCTTTTTCACCGTATACGCCGAGTATTCGCTGCCTGTTCGGCAGTGTCTGTTTATTCAACCATTCTCTGCCGCCTTCTTCTATTCTTGCGTGCGGCGTTTCGCTTTTCAGTAGTTTAGATCCTACCATCAAGGGTCGCAAGTGGCACATGCAGTTCGGATGAACGGGAAGCGTCGGTACTTTGTCTTTCGGAAATATCCCGGGCCCCATGCCGTATAAATCGGCTTCGGCGTACATGTCACAGATGTCGCAAAACGGATGCGCAGTAGACATCTTCCATTTGAATGCTACACAATCCTCATCGTTTGCCCATTTTGCCACAAATCCGTCATTATACGCTCTTGCTATCTCGGTACGTGCGATACGTCGTGCAAAGTATCGCGTGCGCTCCTGTGTCGCTGTATAGACTGCTTTTTCAATGCGTTTTTCATTTCCAGAAAGTACAGCATTCTTTACTTGTGTGTACGCAGCTTTCAATCCCTGTACATTCAGTTTCTTCAGGTTTCGTTCCACCGCCCGCATCGTTTTATGAAACTCTGCGCCGCCATAGTCTTTTGCTTTTGCAATCTGCGTCAGCTGCTTTAAAAAATCGGGGATATCTTGTTCCGGCAGTGTGTGTCCGTAGCCGTACCCATCGAAAAGCGCAAGAGCTGCTTTTTGTACAGTCTGCCCTTTCTTTACCGCTTCGGCGATAACCGCGGCGGCTTGCTTTGTAACCTCTTTTGCCCCCTGCGTTGTTCTCTTTGACAATGTCAGTCCGTCAGCAGCCCATACCGCATTAGACGCCTTTTTTAACAGCGGTTTGGCGACACCTACCGCGCCGCCTCTTTTCATTTCACCGATTAGCTGCGGCTCTATTTCCCCCTGCATGATCTTCATTACCGGATACGTCTTGTAGGCTTCATTGACAGCCTCTTTCGGCGTTTTCCCTGCTTTTAGAAGCCGCTTTATTTCATCCTCAAAAGCTTTAATCGTCTTGTCCGTTTCCGTCAGGATCATCTACATCACCGTCTTCAAATGCGCTGTTCTGCTTGCTTTCTTCGATAGCGGCCGTGACTTCATCAATCATTTTGTCGTAAGTTTCCGGCGGCAGATTCGGCATATACGCTTCCAGTACCTTTTTCAGGACTTCAAGCTTGTATGTCGGACTGTCAAATCCGAGCTCAAGCGCTGCAGCCGCATTAGACAGTGAATCAACAACATCATTAATTTTAAAGTCACGCGGGTATTCGCAATTGTAATCGACCGTCTCACCTGACCACATTTCAAAAAATTTAACGATAGCCTCGTCAGCATCCTCGCAGCGTACAGCAAAATCCGCCAGCCGCTTATTTGTTTTCTCAAAATCCCACTGCTTGGCTACGCCGGACTTACTCTTGTCACTCTGCACGCCAATCACTGAATCTAAGCCGGACATGCGGAACATTTCTTTGATGATCCTGTCCATCTGCTCCGTCAGCATTTCTGCGGGTGCCGCGGGTGGCGCAATGAAGTCGGGCGTATGCGACGCGTCAGCCGGATAGACAAGCGCATTATTCGTGCCGACCGTTACTTCCCCAGTGCCATCATCCGGCATTGTCAAAATACCGAAAGCCTGATCTCTCAAAAGTTGAGTATGCCAGCTGCAAAGCTGATAAAGAAAGTAATTTGCCTGTGCTACCGATAAATACTCCGACGGCGGTTTAATAATTTTCCTGTCCGTGTTTCTTGCGAGCCACTGCACAACCGGAACGCATCCGATGTTATGGTTACCCGTTGCTTTACCATCGCCATTCCCGATTGCCCACGAATCCTGCGTCCAAGTATACGTCTCCGTGTTTTTCGCGTTCGCTCCGACTTGTGATGTCTCGGTGTACTGAAACATCGTCAGGCGGCCGTATCGGTCAATTGCCCAGTTTTTAATCTGCGACGGCGTGACGATTTTTAAAAACGGCAGCTTGCGTCCTGCGACAGCGTCACTTCTTCGTTCCGCCAGTTCATCGCTGTTATCGACAACGATATACACTACGCCGTATAGTTTTGCCTGCATAGCTGCCGATTTACAGAAATCCTGATAGTCTGTGCCGGTTCGGTCGCAGTCATCAAGAAATGTCTGAAACAGCGTTGAGCCGTTATAGTCACGCTTGATATCGTTTTTAAATATCGGATCTACCGCAGCATTGACAATTGGCCCGGTGTAATTCAAGTAGTAAGCGAGCCCCTGCCTATCTTTATAATTTGCGGGGTCTTCCCGCGGATGTTGCCTGAGTCCAGCACCGTTTTCAAAAAGCCCGGTACCGAAATAAGCGTCTGTCAAAAGGCTGTATTTATCCATGTGTCACCTCAATATAAATTACTCCGCACAGCTTTAACCTTGAACCGCGCAGGCATTAAATCTTCGCAGCCATACCGGACGGCGTCTATTGCATGATTGTTTTTATCCGGATAAGCACTGATATATTGCCCGTCGCGCGTTGTTTCATACTCGTATGTCACGAATTCTTTATACGTATTCGGACAGCGCTTTTTATCTATGACAATAGCCGAAAGCCCCTGCAGCCATCGAATCCCAAACTCGACACTATCGGGGCCTTTTTTAGCTGCCATCACTCTTAATCCCAATTCGTTTAACTCTTTAATTGACTTTGGCTCCGCGCTATCCGCGCGAATTAATGCCGTTTCTGTAATTTTCTTTTTTATTTTTATTGCTGCCTGCCTGTTCGTCAGCTTCGGCTGATAAATCTCATCAAAGACATATAAAATTTCCCGCTTGGCGTCATAGTGCATAGAAATAAAAGCCAACGGGTCTACCGCGAAACCGAAATCCAAGCCGTACCGCCTGCGGTCAAACTGCTGTATTTCCTCGTCGGTAATCCGCTTCTCTATGACATTTTCAAAAACAGCTCCGCCGGTACCTGTGATTTCCCCTAAGTATTCATGCCGGTATGCGGTTTCATTTTTTGCCTTGAGTTTATCAGCCTCATAGATAAACTGCGGACCTAACCAATCCGGATTGACACTTAAGTAGTCTGAACGATGTACAAGTCTATCTTGTTCATCAAGCAGCATTTCCTCATTCACCCAGTTATTCGCTGATTTCGGCGGATTGTAAGAAGAGAAGCACCAGAATTTAGATCCGCCGCGCATAAGCGACTGATTCAAATTGCGGATTTCTTCCATGCCGGCAAACTGATCAAGTTCTTCGTACCAAACCACTCCGACATAACCAAAAGGCAGCTTGATAGACTTGATTTTTGCTTTATCGTCAACGCCAAAGAATAAAATCTTCTGCCCCGTCGCTTTCCTCACCATCTCCATCGGACTAACCGTCATTTTCCATTTATCCGATATGCGCAGTGCGTCAAGCGCCCATTCCATCTGTGTATAGACAGAGTTTCTAAGCGTATTTGCGACTTTTCGCAAAATGACAGCGTGGCATTCCTGGTTCCGCATAAGCAGCAGCGGAATTTCAAGCGACACATAAGAAGACTTCGTACTTCCGCGGCCGCCCGCCAGCACATAATGCGTGTGACCATGCTGCTTGACGTCTTTATGTACAGAGAAAAACGAAGGCGCCATTTTATCGCTGAGTTTAATTTGTATCATCGATGATTTGCACCTCTTCTTCTCCGGTCTTAACGTTCTGATCTTCGAACAGGTGGTGGCGTTTCCCCATGAGTTCCAGTGCTTTTATACGGTCTTTCGCAGATAAATGCTTTTTGATAATTTGTGCTGCACTAACGCCGTCGCCCAAGCCTTCGACGACGACAACCTCTTCTTTGAGTTCGCCCCTGCCTGCTTTTGATAACAGATACTCGACTTCTTTAGCTGACATAATCGTTTTGTCATAGTATTCATCGCGCATTTTCTTAATACGGCTTTTTATTTCAACATTCTTCAACAACCGCTGCCCCATCGAATATGCCGTTTTCTCACGATACCCGGCCCTTATAGCTGCCTGTGTTGCGTTTAAATCAATCAAGTACTCAACGCAGAATTTTTCTTGCCTCGGTGTCACACCACCACCTCCCTTCTTCGGACAAACGAAAAGCACACACCGGGGAGTGGCATGTGCTTTTCTAAAATTGAGGAGGAAAGTATCTCGCGATATTTTCACAGTATCATAATAACACGTATTATAGTGAAA